GGAAGGTGACTTTGAAACTGGCAACGTAAGATACAAATCTCGAGAAAGATACTGCTACGGCTGGTCTGACTGGAGAGGCGTATATGGATCTAATCCATCCTAAACGTTTAAGGAGAGGGGGCTCGCACATTGTGCCCCCTTTTCAACTAACCTAGTATTAACATAGTTGTACAGACTGGCTAGGCAGACGCTATAGAGACTGTATGACAAAAGGTCTATATGACCAAAGGAGAATTTTATGGCAAGGACGACATTTAAAGGCCCAGTAAGATCCCTAAGTGGATTTATTTCAACTGGAAATGTAATGGGGCAAGCATTATCTGCAGGCACTGTTGACGGTGGAACAGATATAACAGGCATTGATTTGTATCAAGGCAGATGCATGACCATTGGCAACACTACAACTGTTTTTAATTTACCTGAAATCGTTTCAGATTCAGCTGTAAATCCAAGTACGTTAAGTACAATTGGACTGGAATATACGTTTCTATTAACAGCAAACCTTTCAGGAGAAACTTTTACTTTGAACGCTGGAACAGCGGCAGGTAGATCAACAGCGGATGTATTTCAAGGAACTGCTCAGTATGTTGATACTGGGGATAATTCTATGGAAGGATTTAATGCGGCAGGGACTGATACTTTAACTTTGGACGGTAGTACACGAGGTGGACTAGGTGGTTCAATAGTTTATTGTAGATCTGTTGGAGCTAACATTTGGCTTATCCAATGTGCTTTAAATGGTAACGGAACAATGGTTACCCCTTGGAGTTAAACAATAATTAATTACGGGGAGGCTTAGGTCTCCCCATTTTAAGGAGTTAACATGTTTCAAACAGATGCACAAGTAACCAATATAGCTACAGGCGCAACAACTACAGATGCTACCAGTGATGGTCAAGCAACTACTGCGCATCCTCAAAGATTTTTAGGTCTTAGTTTAACTGCAGGAAGTGATACAGCTACTGCCGTTGTTCAAGATGCTAACTCTGCGTCAGGTTCAGTATTAGCAAGATTATCTGCAGTAGCAAATACAACTGCTTCATTTAGCGCACCACAAAGTGGTGTAAAAGCAGCTACCAATTTATTTGTTACAGTAACAGGTACTGCTTCAAATGCTTTAGTTTATTGGAATTAAGAATGAATCAGGAAATATCTAAATACGATTTAGAAATTACTGAATTGAAAAGTGAAATAAAAATACTTAGCGAGCGTATATCCATAATCAAGGATAATCATTTAAAACATATTGAAGACAAGATAAATACGATTAATAGGGTTATGTATACAATTGGCGTAATGGTATTAGGCCAGTTGTTATGGGTGATTACACGCTCATTAATGTAAGGGGGCACAATGGCTAGTTCAGGTACACGAACATTTGCTCTATCGATTGCGGACGTTATTCAAGAAGCGTACGAACGATTGGGTGTAAGTTCTAAAGGTGGTTATGATTTAATCACGGCTAGGCGTTCGCTTAACTTGTTAATGATTAAGTGGATTAATCAAGGTGTGAATTTATTTACACTGTATGTGGAATCCACAGCGGTTAATACATTTGCAAATAATGTATATCCTACTTTTAATTTAAGTGCAGATAATTATTCGGACATTCTTACGGCATCCTGCCGTGACATTACTGCAACTCCCGATCAAGACATTAGCATGGAAAGAATCAGTTATGCGGATTGGTTAGCCATTCCTAATAAGTATTCTACAGGTACACCTTTGCAATTTGCAGTGGATAGAAATGCACAATTTGATAGTTCGGGTGTGAATAATCATACAGTTTATATTTGGCCTGGCCCTAATGTCAGTAGTAAATTTGAAATATTATATTGGGGAATTAAATATGGTGAGGATATTGGTACGAATTATGGTCAAAATGCGGCTATTCCTAAAAGAATGTTGCCAGCTTTGATAAGCGGGTTGACTGTGGAATTGGCGAATAAGCATCCCAAGTTAGTGGATATTAATAGGCGACAAGAACTTATACAGATGTATGAAAAGGAATGGGAACTGGCAAGAGAAGAAGACAGGGAACGAGCAAGTTTTTATGTACAGCCTAAGGTTCGTGGATATGCGTAATGGCAAAATATGCGAAAGGTAAGCATGCAGTTTTAATCGATGACCGTTCAGGGTTTAAGATTAAATATAAAAATGCTCGTACAGAGTGGACAGGATTTAGAGTTTACAAGGGTGACTGGGAACCTAAGCAACCTCAGTTAGACCCTCAAAATTATATTTCAGGTTCTGAGGCGAATATATTATATAAGCCAAGGCCTGATCAGGATTCAGTTCCGACAACGGTTTTTTTAGGACCATTGTATGGAAAATGGTCTGGGCAATGCGCGGCTAATTTAGGGTTAGCTGTAGCGATAACGCCAGCGGATGCGCCGTCTGGTTTTGTAGCTACATCGACATTAGGTACATTAGTACTTAGTTCGGCAGATGCACCTGATGGGTTTGAAGGAACTACAGGATTAGGCACTCTTGTTCTTAATGTTACGGAAGAAGCGGAAGGTTTTGTAGGAACTACAACATTAGGTGATGTAGTACCAGTTTTAACTGCTGTGGTCTCAATGGGTGCAATGACTAGTGGCTTTAATAGTTCAGTAGTTATAAATCTTGATGAAGAAGCAGAAGGTTTTGTAGGTACGACTACTTTAGGAACACTAACATTTAGTGCTACTGAAGTTGTTTCTGGTAGTGAGTTAGGAGCAATAACTTCTACTTTAGGTAATACTGGATTGTATGTAAATACTACAGAAATACCGCCAGGATTGGCAGGAACTGGACAGTTAGGAACTGTAACAATTTCAATCCCAGGATGGGGAACATCCCTCTGGGGTGATGGAACATGGGGCGAATAATATGGCATTAACGTATGTACAATTAAAACAGGCAATCCAGGATTGGACTGAAAATGATAGTACGGAATTTACTGCAGCTACGGGATCAGGTGTAGCTCCAATTGATGTATGCATTGCAAATGCGGAATTACGCATTACTAAGGAATTAGACCTTACAGCTTTTAGAAAAACTACTACCATAGCTAGCGGTACGGCTACTACAGGAGTGGCATTGCCTGAAGATTTAGTAGTATTGAGATTTCTTCGCATTCAAAATGGAGCTCATCTTTATGAAAAAGATGAGACTTTCATTCGGGAATATACAAATGACCCATCTACTACAGGCACTATAATTTATTACGCTTTACAGCGTCCAGGAACAACTTATACATCATCTAATAGGTATACAAATATTATCTTTGCACCGACTCCGGGGGTTGACACTACGTGCGAAATAGGGTATACTTATAGAGTAACAGGTTTATCTGCAAGTAATGCTAATACGTATCTTGGAGATAGATGTCAGGAAACTTTATTATATGCTTGCCTCATAGAAGCGGCGACATTTATGAAGGATTCTGCACAATTGCAAAACTACCAGCAATTGTATGAGCGTTCAGCTCAGACACTTGGGGTAGAGGAACAAGTAAGAATGAGGAACACTGAATTATATAAAGGTGAACTTCGAACATTAGGAAGATTAGAAGGAGATAGATAATGGCAGGTATAACATCAGCATTATGTACAAGTTTTAAAGTAGAACTTCTGGAAGGCGATCAAGATTTCACCAATGGAGCTGATGCGTATAAAGTAGCGTTGTTTAAAGCTAATGCAAGTATCACAGGTACTTACGATGCTACAACAACTAACTATTCTGATATGACAGGTAATTCGGATGAATTGGCCGCAACAGGTAATTATAGTACAGGAGGATTTGCATTAACTAATGTCAATCCTACTTCCACAGGTACGACAGCTTTTACAGATTTTAGCGTTAACGCGTCATGGTCATCTGCAACATTTACCACACGTGGTTGTATAATATACAATACAAGTGATAGTAACTCTGCAGTATGTGTAATTAATTTTGGTGCAGACTACGCTGTATCAGGTGGTACATTTGAAATACAATGGCCAGCGGCAGATTCAAGTAACGCTATTATAAGAATAGCATAAAGGAGTAACACATGGCTTCAACATGGTCTAACGCGGAATTGCGGTTGATGACCACAGGTGAAAATGATAACACCTGGGGCGATCAAACCAACGATAATTTAAAGCGTCTTGATGACATGGTCAATGCATATATTGGCGTAACATTATCTGGTGCAACCAAGACTTTAACTTTTACAAATGATCCAACTACTTACGCGCAAGAAGATGGACGTTGTAAGATTTTAAATTTTACTGGAACTCCGGGAGCCACA